CTACATGGGCGGCGGTATGATGCGTCGTTATGCTGGTGGTGGTAAAATGGATGGTATGGATTCTCCCGGTATGGGCGTGTCTGAAAGAGATAGGCGGACGTTAGAGCTTCCTCAAGACGCCCCCGCAGGGTTTAACCCAATGATGCCTGCCGACGGGATGATACCAAAGAGACCTATTAAGGAAAAGGAAAAGAAGAAGACGAAGAAAGCTCAAAAAGCTTACAAATATGGCGGTAAAGTCCGTGGTTGTGGTATGGCATCTAAAGGTGTTCGTCCCGCTAAAATGGTAAAGATGGCAGGTGCATAATGGCTGAAAAGAGACTGACGGCTAAAGAACGGGCGGATGCGCTCCGAACTGCACAAAGAGATCGCAATAAAAGGATGAAAGAGCGTAAAACCAAGTCGCAAGATAAACTACGCGATTTTCGTGAAAAGGTAGGTTATGAAAAGGCTGCTGGCCGAATGGCTATAGAAGCAGCTAATAATGAGAAACCTGGTTTTGAGGGGCGCGCTAATCGGTTTTTGGATCGTTTAGGTGACGATATTGGCGACGTTATACGTAGGGGCGCTAGCGCTATTGGGATCGATAATGATTTTGATACCGGAGCTATGAGAGCACGGAAAGAAATTAAGGGATATAATAAGGGCGGTAAGGCTAAAACCTACAAAAAAGGTGGTAAGGTCCGTGGTTGTGGTTTGGCTCGCGGTGGCCGCCCCTGCAAAATGGTAAGGATGAAGGGTGCATAATGAGACGTTATTACCGACATAGCGACTGCGGATGCTCTTGCTGTAGCGGTAAACGGTATAAGAAGGGCGGGACTGTCAAAGACGACTGTTACCACAAGGTAAAAAGTCAGTATAAGGTATTCCCGTCCGCTTATGCATCAGGCGCTATTGCTAAATGCCGTAAGAAAAAGGCAGGTAAGTAATGGCCGTCCGTAAGACCGCAAAAGGTGCTGCACTGAAACGCTGGTTCAAAGAGGACTGGAAGGATGTGCGTACTGGTAAGGCTTGTGGGCGTAAAGCTGGAGAAAAACGAGGTACACCGTATTGTAGACCTACGAAACGTGTATCAAGTAAGACTCCTAAAACAAGTGGTGAGATGAGTTCATCCGAAAAACGTACTAAGATTGCTGAGAAGAAACGATTAGGCCAACCTGCTGGTAAACCACGTAGGGTATCTCCTACAAAGCGGAAGACTAAGAAATGACTACATCTGGTACAACCGCATTTAATATGGACTTCACGGAGATTGCTGAAGAGGCATGGGAACGTGTTGGTAGCGAGATGCGTTCTGGTTATGACCTCCGCACCGCTCGTAGGTCTATGAATCTACTTACCATTGAGTGGCAGAACCGTGGCATTAACATGTGGACCATTGATAGTGGGTCCATCAATCTTACTAGTGGTACTGGTCAGTATAGTTTACCTGCCGATACTATTGATCTAATGGAACAGGTTATTCGTACAAATGCCGGTAATGCTACAACACAATCTGACTTAAATATCAGCCGGATTAGTGTCAGTACATACTCTTCAATACCTAATAAATTGAACACAGGACGTCCGATACAGGTGTGGGTAGAGCGCTTACGTGATGCGCCTCGGATTAATATTTGGCCTATACCGGACAGTAATGACTATACTTTTGTCTATTGGCGTATGCGTCGCGTCGAAGATGCTGGTAGTGGTATTCAGACCCCAGATATGAACTTCCGTTTTTATCCATGTTTAGTGGCTGGTTTGGCTTACTACATTGCTATGAAGGTGCCGAACGCGGCTCCTCGTATTGAGATGCTTAAAGCGGCGTATGAAGAGCAGTTCCAGTTGGCTGCGGGTGAGGACAGGGAGAAGGCATCTGTCCGGTTTGTACCCCGCGCTGTGAGGATCTAGCAGTGTCTAATAGGTTTGCCTCTGGCCAAAAGGCCCTTGGCCTATGTGATGTTTGTGGGTTTCAGTATAAACTACGGGAACTCAAGAATCTTATTGAGAAAGGGCGTAATACTAATATAAAAGCGTGTCCTGAGTGCTGGAACCCGGACCATCCACAGCTTCATTTAGGGGAATATCCTGTAGATGATCCACAAGCACTTCGTGATCCACGACCCGACTCAGCAGAGTTGGTGGAGAGTAGAGATATACAGTTTGGGTGGGATCCAGTTGGTTTGAATGATCAATATGGATTAACACCTAATAATCTGGTAGGAACAACACAAGTTGGTTCCGTAACGGTTACCACCGGATAGGAGTATACCATGAAGAAGATGAGCAACATGCCAGCTAAGGCTACTAATACCCCTAAAACATATGGGCCTAAGCCTGATATGAAGGGCGTTAAAACTGACGGTGTAAAGGTTCGTGGTGTTGGAGCCGCTACTAAGGGCACCATGGCCCGTGGACCGATGGCATAAGACATGAATTATACCGAGCTGAAAACTAATATTGAGGACATCTGTGAGACAAGCTTCACAGACGATCAGCTCGCTATGTTCACTGAGCAGGCGGAGCAGAAAATCTATAACTCTGTCCAGATTCCGGCCCTTCGTAAGAATGTAACCGGGACTACAACGTCTGGTAATAGTTATCTGGGGATGCCCTCTGACTTTTTATGGTCGTATTCTTTGGCTGTTATTGATGGCAGTGGACAATACCATTTTCTCCTTAACAAGGACGTTAACTTCCTTCGTGAAGCTTATCCAGCGGCTACGCCAGGAGGTTTACCAGCCCATTACGCTTATTTTGCCGATGGTAGCTTTATGTTAGGACCAACTCCTGACGCTGCATATACTACAGAGCTACATTATGGATACTACCCGGAGTCTATTGTAACCGCAGGCACCACATGGCTCGGGGATGAATTTGACTCTGCTCTTCTTAATGGTGCACTTATCGAAGCGATTCGGTTTATGAAGGGCGAGCCTGATCTTGTGGAGATATATGGTAAGATGTACGCACAAGCTGTAACTTTACTTAAACAGCTTGGCGATGGGCGTCTCCGCGAGGATACATATCGTTCTGGTCAGTACCGGCAAGAAGTTAAATAGGGGATAAGCAATGGCAATTACTCAAGCTATGTGCACATCATTCAAGCAGGCTTTGCTTGATGGTGAGATGGATTTTAGTTCTGATACAGCGCAGACATTTAAGATTGCTCTGTATACATCGTCAGCTACATTGGATGCGTCTACCACCGCGTATTCTGCTACCAATGAAGTTAGCGGTACTAACTATACAGCGGGTGGGAATACGCTCACTATTTCCACTAACCCAACTACATCAGGTACTACTGCGTATTTGAGCTTCTCGAATACAACGTGGTCTTCGGCTACAATCACTGCACGAGGTGCATTGATCTACAAGTCTGGAGGTTCTAATCCTGCTGTAGCTGTGTTGGATTTTGGTGGGGATAAAACCTCAACTGCTGGTGACTTCACTATCCAGTTCCCAACTGCAGACGCTAGCACCGCGATCATCCGCGTAGCGTAATATATCGCCATGGTCTATGTCTCTGGCTGGGGGCGCGGGGCATGGTCCGATGGCGCATGGGGTGAAGCACTTCCCATAGAAGTGTCCGGGGTATCTGCGTCTACTGCGTTAGGTACCGTAACTGTTACAGGTGCCGCTGTTGTTCAGCCCTCCGGCCTAGAAGCTACGACAGCGGTTGGATCCGTAACTATTGTTGCTGCCGCGAATGTAGCGGTTTCTGGTGTTGAAGCTACCACTGCGCTTGGTTCTGTAACGGTTTCTGCTGCTGCAGACGTCTCAGTAAGTGGTGTAGAGGCTACAACGGCAGTTGGGTCCGTAACCGTCACAGGCGATGCTAATGTCCAACCTTCTGGACTAGAGGCTACAACGGCAGTTGGGTCCGTAACCGTCACTGCTGACGCTAACGTATCGGTAAGTGGTGAAGAAGCTACAACGGCTCTTGGGTCTGTAACTGTTACTGGCGGGGCTGTTATTCAGCCATCTGGCCTAGAAGCCACTACTGCTTTGGGTACTGTTACTGCTACTGGTGGAGCTACGGTACAGCCTTCTGGTCTAGAGGCTACTACAACGGTTGGGTCTGTAATTGTCACTGGTAAAGCAGTCGTTCAACCTTCTGGTCTAGAAGCCACGATGGGTCTTGGGACCGTAACTGTTGGCGCTAATGCAGATGTAACCGTAAGCGGTGAAGAAGCCACTACCGCACTTGGGTCTGTAACCACAACGGCTGGGGCCGGTGTAGCAGTAAGCAGTGTAAGTTCTACGTTTAGATTAAGTAATGTATCTGTTACGGCTGCTAGCAATGTTTCGGCTGCTGGATTAGAGACTACAGGGGCTATTGGCAATGTTACCACTAGTACTGTAAACTCTATAACTGTTACAGGTGTTCGTGCTAGTGGAGTCTTAGGGTCAGTAGTTGTACTCGCGCCCGCAGGGGTTCCTGTAACGGGGGTCAGCGCCGCAGGTGCTATTGGGAATGTCTTTGTTTGGGATGAAGTTGATACAGGTCAAAATCCAAACTGGGCATCCATTAGTGATGGGCAAACACCTTCATGGGGGGATGTGTCCGATGGACAGACACCAAATTGGTCGCCAATAGACGCTTCCCAAACACCTAGTTTAGGGGTTATAAATACTACTCAGACACCTAATTGGCAGAATGTTAGTGGATTATAACTTCATATAGGTTATTATATGGCCATACGGCGCGGAGTGTAAACTATGACAACGCAGTACACGACTATTCTTAAACTAGCTCTACCCGTTCAGGGCGAGCTCAGTGGTACGTGGGGTGACGTTGTAAATGATAATATCACATCCATGGTTGAAGAGGCCGTTGCTGGCCGTGCTGTAGTTAACTCTTGGACTACTAACTCCCATACTCTGACCACCGCAGACGGTACTACTTCTGAGTCCCGTTGTGCAATGCTTGAATTTACCGATACTGGCGCGGCCCTTACAGGCAATGCGACGGCGATATGCCCCACTCAATCAAAAATTTATATTGCTAAGAACGATGTTGGAAGTAGTCGTACGGTAACTCTCAAAACTTCTGCTGGTACAGGTATAGCCATCCCTGATGGTAAAACTATGCTTTTATTCTGCGATGGAACAAACGTCGTAGAAGGTATTACAAATATCGAGTCCTTATCGGTAGGTGGTTATACAGTCTCTCTTTCTGGCGCTGTAACTACAGCAGCGGCGTTTACTACCGCTGGTGCTAATGCATTAACCCTTACAACTACAGGTGCAACTAACGTAACTTTGCCTACTACTGGTACTTTAGCTACGTTGGATGGTACTGAAACACTTACAAACAAGACTTTAACTTCTCCCGATATCAATGGGGGTACTGTCGATAATGCTGTCGTAGGGGGCGCTACACCTGCTGCGGGTACGTTTACCACACTTGTCGCTAATACTAGCTTAGATATTGCTAGTTCAACTGTGGTTGACGGTGTTCTTGACGAAGACGATATGGTTTCTGACAGCGCCACAAAGCTGGCTACACAACAGTCTATTAAAGCTTATGTAGATAGCCAAGTCGGAACCGTA